TTTATAGATTATTACTTGATTTACACCTCTGTTTTGAGGTATAATACATACACAATGTCTAAACTAAAAATAGTAAATAATGCTACCGTACTAGATGGTTTATTTCTCTTTGCAGTATCGGAAAACCATCGATATTATACCGTATATGAACTTTTCCATTATTTCATATACCCCCTCATGCACGACAAAGTGCGCGTCTGGTACGACGAAAATAATAAGCCTATCGGTCTTGTCACCTGGTGCTTCCTAAGTACTGAAAGGGCCGCTGCTTTTCTCAACGACGACTGCTTACTCGAAGAGAAGGATTATATGGCAGATGAAGGTGACGAATTTTGGGGAATTGAATTGATTGCCCCATTTGGTCATGCCCGAAAGATCATGACCGACCTCAAAACGCAATACCGCAAAAAGTATGGCAAACAACGGCCAATATACTGGCGGCGAATGCACCAACCATATCACAGGAGAAAAGGGAGATTTTAACATGGGCGGCGGATCACCAGCACCACCACCACCACCACCGACTCCACCGGATTATGGGCCATACTTCTCCAACCTTCAGTCGGGGCAGGGCACTATTCGGCAGGACATCAGCGGTCTTAGTAATACATTTAAGGACGAAGCGCGAGAGATTCAGCGTGATGTAGATCAGGGCTTTAATGCCCAGACAGGTCGTTTCGATACCATTGATCGGTCTCTGACCGGACTCGATAAGTCAATGACTACCGGCTTCAGCGGTGTCCGCGACGACATCAGCGGTCTCGGTACTACCCTCGACACACGCTTGACTCAGACGGATCAAAACATCAATACCGGTTTTTCAGGCTTGGGTGAACAAGTTAACACCGGGTTTAACACCCTCGGTGGCCAGGTAGATACCCGGTTTGGCGAAGTAGCATCTGGCATGAACACTGGTTTCCAAAACCTCGGCACACAAGTTGGCACAGGGTTTAGTGATCTAGGTAACATCGTCAACGTCAATGACGCGATGATTCTTTCCGGTCAAGAAACTGGGTTCGGCTCTCTAGGAAGTAACCTTGCAGAAGTCGAGTCTAATCTCACAAACATCTTGAATACGTTCTCTAATGACACAGCAACACGTCAGCAGCAGATCCAAGATATGTTGACAACCTATGGCGGAAACCAGGATGCATACTTCCAGGCGCTATCGTCAGGTCAAAGTGAGCAACAGGCGTTGATGGGCGCACTTCAAACAGGTCAAGACGATTTCCGTCAAAGCTATGACCGTGATACGACGCTTGCTAACCAGCAACGTGGCCGTATCTCAGACGCGGTTGTATCTGGTCAAGAAGGTATCCGAAGCGACATTGCATCTGGTCAACAAGCACAGACAACCGCGTTAGGTAACGTGGGCCGCTCTGTTCGAGATGTCGGTCGCGGTGTGGCGGACGTTCAAGCCGGTCAACAGAAAAACTTTGCGAATATTGCAAAGCAGATCACGACCGGTTTTGATGATGGTTCACAACAGATGGCGGTTGATAAGCAAGACTTCCGTGACCGTCTTAACACCATCAATACAGTCCTTAGTGAGCAAGGCGCAAACATTGATGCAGGAATTCGTGAAACATACTCGACCCTGGTGAGTTCTTTTGATAATCAAGGGGCTCTTATTCAAAACAGCGTTAATCAAAATGGTGATCGTATTTCACGAGCAATTGATGGGCAAGGTAACCTTTTGGTTGCTGCGTTTGATACAACAGGAACTCGGATTGATCAACAAGCACTCAATATCAACCAGTTGATGTTCTCAATGGATCAGTTTGGATACCGTCCTGGTAGCAACCAAGCAATGGGGACAATGAGCCCCGGTGCAAGTGCTACACAACCAGCAGCGGTATACTCGGGCCTAGCATCACCATTCATGCAAACTCGATAAAGGTAAGTGAGAGACATGACAGAAGATCGCTTGAGTCGAATTGAAAACAAACTCGATAAATTAGCGGAGGCTGTCGTGTCTCTTGCCAGAATGGAGGAGAGGATGGTAACTCTCTTCAATCGAATGAATAAGTATGAAGACCGTCAAGACGAACTAGAAGTCCGCATTGATAGCGTCGAGAAAAGTGCTATCAGAAATGGGCATACCTTACGCTTTGCGGAGCGTATATTTTGGGTGGTTATTACCGCCGCAGTAAGTACAGGATTTTGGTACCTCAAATGATACCCTCAAATGTCTCAGCATCAGGTGTGAACCTTATTAAAAAGTTTGAAGGTCTACACAAGTTAACCGATTCAGGAACTGTTCGTGCGTATCGCTGTCCCGCAGGGAAGTGGACAATCGGGTGGGGCCACACAAAGGGCGTTAAGTCCGGTATGCGGGCTACAGTTGATGAGTGTGACAACATGCTTATGGACGACATTAATGAAGCCGCCGCAGTCGTCCGCAGACATGTCAATGTGCCACTATCTGATTATCAGTTTGATGCCTTGGTTTCATTTGTATTTAACTTGGGTGAAGGAAACTTTCGATCCAGCACACTGCTCAAGAAGCTAAACAAAGGCCTGTATGACGAGGTTCCTGAACAGATAATGCGGTGGAACAAGGCGCGTGTGGACGGTGTACTAACACCCCTTCGCGGTCTTACCCGTAGACGCTCGGCAGAAGCAGCTTTGTTCTCGATGGATGCACCACTCCCTATAGATGGCGACGATCTTATGCCACAGAAGCCGGAGCAGAAAGCGATTAAGAGCCTGTCAAAATCAAAGACGATTGCGGGCGCTAGTGTTGCCGGATTGGCAACGGTCGCTCAAGAGGCTGCGGGCCAGCTTGAAGGATTAGTCGCTTATTCTGACGTGCTACAATACGCTTTTCTTGCACTGACCGTTATGGGTATTGCGCTTGTTGCGTATTCTCGGATCAAAGATCACAACGAAGGAATTCATTAATGGGTTTCTTCAGCGGAATTCTTACTAAGTTACAGATTGCGCTTGCCGCTACGGTGGCTGTATTACTTCCAATTCTCTACGTTATTGGCCGTCGCGACGGAGCAAGAAAAGAAAAAGTTCGGAGAGTCGCGGAAGCCCTCGAAGCAGAACAGGCTCGGGCAGACTTCTATAAAAACATTGAGAGTGCAAACAATGAAGCTGAAAATAATAAGCCTCGTTCTAGTGCCGATCTTACTGACCGGCTGCGCGAACACGGCCTATAAAACAGAGGTCGAAGTATACTGCCCACCAATAGCAGAATATGACGATGCTTTTAATTATAAGCTACTAGATGAGATCGAGAGCCTACCGGATACATACGGCCATCCCGCCATTGTTGAAGCCCTTTCTGATTACGCAGCGTTGAGAGATAAAATTCGCGCTTGCAAGAACGAGCGTGACAGACTCAAGGATAAATAGGAAAATGGCTGTAGATCCAACGACACAAAACGGACTTGTAGGCGATGCCACTGCAACCAATACCACTGTCGCGCCAGCAGTACTCCCTGCTTCGCCAGGGGGTGGCGGTGCTGTAGGTGGCGGTGGTGTTGTGTCTAGTTCTGTGGCCAACAACATTGATTATGTTGGTGACGTAAATCTTACGCAAATGTCCGGGGATATCGTCAATAACCCGACAGACTTTCTTGATGATCGTGACGCTCTTCTTGCAGACCGTGTACCGACGATCAGTGCCGACACTGAGGGCACAAGTATTGATAATAATAAATACACTATGGACGCCGATGCCCTTGATGTAGCTGCGGCACAGGCTGGTGTCGCCCAAGCGGGCAGCGTAACCCGTCCGATTACAACACCAACATACACCGCACAAACATCATTTGATCGTATTTCAGATCCCGCTAACCTAGTAGATGCTTCAACGATGGCGGCTAACCCACAGGCGATTGTGGATGCAGATCAGATCGACCAGCAGGGCATTGCAACCGGAGTCAACGCGGATGGTTCAATCAACAATACCGGAGTTGCTCTAAATCAATTTGCTCACCAAAACATCAGTAATATTATTGACACCACGACGGCTGAAGGTAAGTTGCTGGCGCAGACTCTTGGTGAAGGTAATTACACAGATGCCAAGGCAACGGTACAAGGCCAGCTTGCAATCTTGCAAGGACAATTTACGGATGCCAATGGTAATCCTAAGATTCCAGGATGGGCCTCGGGCATTGCAAAGGAAGTGGGTCGAAGTGTTGCATTTAAGGGTGTAACCGGTACTGCCGCCGTCGAGGCTATGACAAGTGCTTTGATGCAAGCCACCCTACCAATTGCACAGTCAGACTCCAAGTTCTTTCAAACGGCTATGTTAACTAACCTCGACAACAAGCAGCAGATGATCGTTAATAAGGCGAACGTCTTGTCGAAGTTTGAGCAGACAAATCTCGATACGAAAACAAATGTTGCTGTTACTAACGCCAAGACGTTTATGCAGTATGACATGACTAATCTAAACAACGAACAACAGGCATCGATTGTAAACTCTCAGGCCAAGCAACAGGCGATTCTAGAAGACGCTAAAGAAGTCAACGTATCCCGTCGTTTTAACATTGAGAATGAAATTGAGCGCGACGAGTTTTATACGCAGCTTGGTACTCAAATCGATCAATTCAACGTGACACAAAAGAATACGATGGAAAAGTTTAACACCGGCGAATTGAACGATATATTCGAGTTTAATTCGACGATGGAAAACAACCGAGAGCAATTTTATCAGAGTATGCAGTATCAGATCGACTCTGCAAACGCTAAATGGAGGCAGTCTGTAACGCTTACAAATGCAGAAATGGAGTTCCAAGCAGCGGCTACTGATGTTAAAAACACTCTAGCCATTACAACAGAACAGCTTAATCAGATGTGGGATCGTACCGATTCTTTACTGGACTATGCTTGGAAAGAAGGCCAGAACCGTGAAGATCGTAAGATTCAGATGGAGAAGATTAAGGCCGACATGTATGCTGCCCAGCTAGCACACCACGCTAAGACAAGTAGCAACAGTGGAGTTATGGGTGCAATTGGGTCAATTGCTGGTGCAATCGCAGGGCCAGCCGCAGGAGCCGCGTTTGGCCCGGCAGGTATCTTGGCGCTTGCGGGCCCGGCTGCTGCTCCAGGTGGATAAGATAAAATGAGGTGCTGCCATGACGTTTGAAGATGCAATTAAAAAATCAATTAAAAAGTACTTCGAGGGAACCCTACCGGAAGAGTTGATGAAGACATCCGGAAAAGAAACGCTATGACGACGAAGAGGAGTCTGACGATGTCATTGACTAACCCAGCAAAAGCTGATGCACCGATCCCTGGCGAAAACTACACGTCAGATACACGGAACTACCCGTGGCACCGCCCACCAGATATAACCAATGTGGATGAGGCTATTGAGTATATTAGCACAAACCTAGTAGAGACTAATGATGGTATGCGCTACATGGCGATGCTTGATGTAGGCATTCCCGTATCTGCTGTAACCGACATGATCGTAACAATGGGTGTAGGTGACGGTAAGTTTACGGTTGATTTTGCTATTCTCATTGCAGGGCCGGTAGCCCGTTTGCTTACAGTGATGGCAAAGCAATACAACATCGACTACAACATGGGTCTTGAAACTGGTGAGATTGTTGTCACACCAGCATTTTTCCGTGCATATATGGATCAAGGCGGGGATGAATCCGCCGCAGAACAGGCCGTGACAGAAGAAGCAGATGCAATTATAGCAGAAGGGATGGGTGAGGATACGCCAGTGGAAGATGATGGCGGATTAATGGCCCCTGCACCACAAGACGAACAAAATGCGATGCTTGGTTATGACTCAGATGATAACAACGAGATAGAAGAGCAAATCGATGGCTAATGGTTTTGACGACTTTGCAACGGGTTTTGCTTCTACCTTTGTTCCGACTTTTACTAAGTCGTATAACAAAGCAGAAGACCGCTATGATGATCGCATTAAAGAAAATGTTGTGACGTGGCGGGCAAACTATAAGACCTACCAAGAAACCGAAAAAGCAAACAAAAAAGCAGTAGAAACCGCAAAGCTATTTGTAAAGCAGTTTGGGCAGCCAGAAGGTTCCATAGCGGATGTTGCTGCTAACATTAAAGTATTGGGAGCAGATGCAACATTCAAGTTGTTGCAGAATGGTGCGTCGTTTAAATTAGATCAGAGCAGGTCAAAGACTTCCGTAACTACCCCAACCTCTGGTGACGCAAATCAACCTACAACATCAGATAGCGTCATTGAAGGAATGATCGCGCCTGTGAGCGGTAAGTTTCCTATTTCTTCTAAATTTGGCCCACGCAGGGCTCCGACTTCTGGTGCATCAGAGAACCACCAAGGTATTGACCTAGCCACGCCAGAAGGTACGCCTATTCAGGCAGTTCTTGACGGTACTATTTCGCGTATGGGCTTCCAGGAGGGTGGCGCGGGTAATTACGTCGTCATTGATCACGGCAACGGCGTTGAAACGAAGTACTTACATTTGGCTGACCTCCCTAGCGACATAAAGCAAGGAGATGATGTAAAAAGAGGTCAAGTATTTGCCAAATCCGGCAACACCGGCATTAGCACCGGGCCACATCTAGACTTCCGTATTGTAAAAGACGGCAAAGCAATCGACCCAGAGTTCGTATTCAATAATCAGTCTACGGACGTTCGTACTGCGCCTGATGCAACCGTGCCTGTTGATTCACAGATGGGACAACTCGGCCTAGCAGACGATGCTACTCCGGAGGCCTCAGTAGAAAAGACAGGATCTCCAGACACTGACGCCCAAACAGAAGAATCCTTCTTTGGCCGACTGCGGCGCGAGGCTGGTGAGAACTACGAAAGCAATATCCGCAGCGAAACAATTGCGCGTCTCGGCGTTAGTGAAGATGTGTATGACAAGGTTTTGGCCGGAACATACACGACTTCTGTAGAAGGAACCGGGCAGTATACTCTTCAGATGCCGCCGAAAAAACCAGATTATCAATCTGTGTACACATCTAGTGGTCAAATTCAGACATTCAACGTCGCAGAGGCATCCGGGCAACAGAAATACACCGCAGCGGTTAATAGCGGGGGAAACCCGATAGGAAAGCCAAAACTGTCCACAATTCTTAAAATGAATGAAGTCGATATTCCAGAAGTAAAGATGGAAACACTTTATAATGCAGAAAACAATGAGTATGTTCAGGTTAATACTAAATCTGAGGAAGGGGTCAAACAACTTAATAATCTTGTGAGCGAGGGTTACATGAAAGTGTCTGCTCCTGACGCAGACGACCTAAATAAGACTGGACTGGATATCGATTTGCAAGATCTTACAACATTCGGCAAAGCGTATGCGGCCTCGCAAGATATTAAGTATAAGCAATCTATTGGTGAAGAAGTTCCTGAAACGCTTATTGTCGCTGTTGATGCGATCATGCAGGAACTAAATCCTGAAGATCTGAACAAGAAGCCGGACTTTGTATCGGTAAAAGTTGACTCAGGCCCAACTAGATATTTTGACCAGAATAACCCAGACGACGTTAAAAAGCTAAAACAACTGCGTGAAGATCTAGGGGAAGGCCAAACCTTGTTTATCGGTAACTTGACAACAGAATCTAAGGCTGACGAATTTGAGCCTCCAATTTGGAGTGGTACTGATAACAGCTACAAGTCAATCAAGCACCAAGCGGAGATGGCTAAAGGCGAGAATATACCAGCCTGTACAGTGCAGCACAAGGTAAAGGGCCGGATTCAGAAGAGGTCAAAGCGTTCAACGCATTCAAGCAGAATACGCTTCCAGGATACCTTGAGATCTACCGCCAACTTAACCCGGATAAACCTCTCACGTTTGCCCAAGAACTCGCTAAACTCAATGAAATGGAAGATGCGCCCTCGGGCACCTTTACTGATGATCAGATCGCAACACAAAGAACTAAAACCGATAATCTTCTTATGGCACAGACCGTTGAAGGAATTGCGGAAGACCAAGCGGGTAAACTCGTTCAAATTGTTAACCCAGATGACGGGCAATATATTGATGCAACACAGATTGTAGGAACCGATGGCTCAATAGCCTTCAGATTAAGGGATGGGTCAACAGTCAGTGCTGCGAATAATTTCCGACCTGTGAGGGATAGTGAGATTGCTGACGCGGAAGCTGCCATATCATCTGGTAAACCCGCCCGCGAAAAATTTGCAAAAGATAGAGCAATGGTAGAGTCAGTTGTCACTCTCGGAGGAGAAATCGTTGAAATTGTTAACAATGACAAAAGGGCTTTGACATTTACCGCTCGGAAGCTGGTTCCGGCTATTAAAAGCCTATTCCAAGAGGTAGACACAATTTCAAGCGTACTTGGATCTTATTTTACCGAAAATGGGTATGACCCAAACAACCCAGCTACAATAACTGAAGATAAAATCACACTTGAGGGGGCCGAGAGTAGGTTACGTCAGGCGGGTATATTGCAGCCTGGTGAAACCTTTGAGTCTCTCATCAATAGAGAAACAAGAGACCTTGCAAGTAAGGGACAGCAGCTAGAGGCTAAAGTCTTCCTAATGGCATTCCGTACGGGCGCGGTTGAGGGGCAATCTGGACAAGCGATGTCTAACCGAGACTTTGACCGGCTGCTCAAAATTATCGGCGACACCACTGATGAGGATACTTTCCGTGAGAAGATGAACTCATACCTTGCTGGTTCCGTCGCTTCTCTGAATACACGGTTTGAAGATGTCAACGAGCCGGATCGTATCGACCTCTTTATAAAAAATTATGGGTATTCTCCACTACGAGGCGACGATTATGTAAGATCCTGGGAGTCTGTTTCTACAGATCCACGCAATACAGAACTTACACGGGCTATCCGTATTCTAGATCCGAAGACTCCACCATTACCGGCGTACCAGTATCTCAAAGAAAATCCCGAAACCGCCGGGCAATTCGCCGAGGAATTTGGCGCGAAATATCTCCCGTATTCGATGAGAGGCACCTATGGAAACTGAAAATCCTTACAAGCAATTCCGCACGGACAATGTCACAGATTCTCCTACTAACACTGGGTCTGATCAAGTAAATCCATACTCGCAATTCAACAATACGCAGTCTTCCGACGATATGATGCCTGGTAACAATACTGCCAATACCGCCGAAGATGACAACCAAGAAGAACTGAAAAACAACCCTTTTCAATATCTCGACGACTTTGATTCAAAAGGCTTCACCGAAGCAGATTATGCAAAGGTAGAAGAGCGTGGTGGTCTTCCTAAACCTCAACTCAATATGTATAGTGATATTGATGTTGAAGGTGGCTTCATGGGTTTATCAAACCCGTTTGGTCAAGAAAGAAAGGATGCTTTTGAAAAAGCAATGAACCGATATAGGCTCTATGCCAACAACCCAGAGGCAACGCAAAACTTACTTACCGGGGAAGTTATATATAAGGGAACCCTCGTCCCGTTACCAAATCAAGGACTTCTTACTGGTGATATGGGTGTTGGTATCGGGCAAAAACTCGCGCTTGGTGTCCGCAATACCCCTTCTGTAATTCTTGAGGCTGGCGCATCTTTAGTGGATGTTGCTGCTAATGCTATTGAAAATAACATCCCGTTGGGTGCCGTAGAATACTTCGACGAGAACGGCGAATTTAATCCTAAATACATATCCGGTGAGGAATTAGCAAAACGCCGGGAAGAAGACCCAAACTATATGACTTTAACCCCGGTGGCGCAGTCGGCGTTTGCTGATGTACCTAAAGGCGACGGTATCATCGACACTATTGCCGTCGAAGGCCCGTCTATGGTTACCGGATTCGGCGCAGGATTGAAGATAGCAAAGGCCGTTCCATTAATCGGTAAAAGTAAGATATTTCGCTTCTTAGGTGGCGAGGCCGGTATGACCGCCGGAACAAGTTCTGAGGCAGGCACACTTCTTATTGGCGAGAAGGCGATGCTGTCCGGCCTACAGGAAGACATTCCGTTCTTCCGGGGCATCGAAGCAGAGCCGGGTAGTGAAGAATACAACAAGGTACTTGCCGCTCGAACTAACATCCTTGTGGATGCAATTATGTTGGGTGGGGCAATCGATACTACCATAAAAGCTATTAAAGGCAGCACCGTGCTAGCCTATAACCTTGTAGCAGGGCCAATTCTTGACCTCGTTAGCCCACCGGCGAAACAGGCGAGACTGACAGAACAGATCCTAGACCGCCTGGCTGGTGTAACAGGCGACCCTGTGCGCGATGACGTGGCCCGTCGTGAAATCATTAGGCTTATAGAAGAAAATAAAGATGTGTTGATCGAGGTTCCCCCGGAGATGGGTAAGAACATTGAGTATGCAACTAGCACAATGGATGCTTTGGAGCGGGCGTTGGCGGATAACAACGACGAACTTGCAATGAGGATCTTGAATGATGCTCGTTCTCTTCAAAAAGGTGCATTAAATAGCCCTGAATTATCCACGCTGCCCAACGTCGCCAACAAACCAAAGGCAAAGGCGGTAAATGTTCTCGAACAAACCGAAGAAGCCCTCGGGGGAAGTGACGCAATCGAAGAATCTGCGTCCGGGCTTCGTGCGTCAGGTAAAGCCGAGGTAGATGCTCTTACAGGCGAGGTAGATCGACTTAGCGCGGAACTTGAATCTCTTGGGGAAGACTTGGCTTCCCGTCTTAGAGACGATCCAGAACTTGGGGCTCAGATCGATGGCCTTGAACAAGCAAGTGGCATTTCAATCTACAAAGGCCCCGAGCAATCTTCGACAGAGATCGTTAGTAATGTTCGTGCAGCGTATGAATCAATGACCGCTACTAAGGACGAATTGTTCAATGCGGTTGAGGGCGGGGTTGTTGAAGCAGACACACTTATTAATGTCATGGATGGCCTTGGCCCAGATGATGCACTTGATGCGTCAATATCTGCGATGCCCGGCACGACTCAAATCCGTGAACTTATTCGTGTTACACGAAAACAAAGGGTTCCTGAATTGGATGAGGCGGGTAAACAAGTCTTAAACGACTCTGGGCAGCCAGCAACTCGTCTTGAAACCGACGACGAACTGTCAGATCGTGTTACTGAATATATATCCGAAAATGGCCTTGATTATGGCCGTTTATACAAAGACATCAGGCCACTTACATCCCAGGCTGCAAACGATTTATTCGCGGGCACAGGTGCCGAGAAAGCAGCCGGGCGTAAATTGAGAATGTTTGTGCAAGAAATTGATGGCCGCTTCCTTGATGATGTGGCTAACTCGGGGGATGAGGGCGTAGCAGACGCCGCTACAAAGGCCCTGAATTACTACCGTACACAATATGCTCCATTCTTCCGCGATGGGCCTGGGGGCCAATTTGCAGAAGTGTATGAAAGCACAGTAGGTAGAACCTCTACTGCTATGGCAGACGAGGGGGTTGAGATCGGGTCTACAGATTTCAAGAGCAAGGCCCGCAAAATCGTTGAGAATGCACTACAGGATAGTGAGTTCGAGTTTGGCAACCAGATTATTGATATTGTAGCCCGTCCTGAAGGCGGAAGCAATGTCGGCCTTGTAACAGACTACTTTATAGCAAATGCTTTGAAAAAATTGTCTGGTAGAATTGATGAGGCAGTCGCTAATGGTAAGGGCCTTGATTCCGTTAACTATACTGACATCAGAAACGCCCTAGAGGGGTATAAAGGGCTATTGCAAGGTCGTGAAGAATTCGCCGACCAGGTTACACGACTAGACACGCTAGTCGATAATCTAAAGACCGGTAAGTTGCAAAGTAATGAATTGCAGACTGAATTAATAACCGCAAAGGAAGCCGCAGAAGAGGCTAAAGTACGCATTCTTGATAATGAACTCGGTGTGTTCTTTAAGAAGCAGGGCATTGACGCCCCGAACGCATACGAATCATTCCGCCAATTACTGACTAGCCCGCAGTCCGCCGACACGTTACAAAGCCTTGTAGACCGGGCTAAAGCAAGCGATAACCCGATAATCTTAGAGGGTATGCAAGCGGCCTATATGCGGTTTATAAGAAGTCCCAGTGGGTTTATTGGTACAGCAACCGAATCTGGTGGTGCGAGAAACATACTTGTTCGCAACCAACAGCTTGCTAAAGACCAGATTAAGCCGATTCTTGAGTACGGGGATATTATCTTTCAAGACCGGCCAGAGATTATGGAAGCAACGACGGCCATCCTGCGTGAAGCGGGTTTAGTGTCGAAGTCACAAGCGACTAGGTCGATCCGGGTTGGTAGTGACACCGCATTTAATAAAGAGGCAATGGAGGCGGTTAACCGGTTCGTGATGTTCACTATGGGGCCATTGAGCCGTGGGGGTGCCCGCCTTAGAGCCGGTACCGCAGGGGCGATAAACAGGTTAGTAGATCCTACTGAGGCGAACCGAATGCTCGACAAATTGTATTCAGACCCCAATGAATTCGTCCGTGTTGCAAAAATTGTTGCTGGTAGAAAATCGCCACCGGATAAAGAGAAAGCAAAGGCTCTTCGTATTTTCTTAATACGGTCACAAATCTACAGCGAAGATAATGCCCCTTCCGAAACCGATTTGCTTACGGCACTTAGTGATGCCGAGTTTGCCTTCCGGGACATTCGTAACACCACAAGGGACGCTGTGGACAACCAAATGAACCAAATACTCAGCCCATAAAATAACCCCCGGCTTTCATGCGGGTGGTTAATCCGCAGCCGAGGGCTATTCGCTAACGATTCAGAACAATCTAAATCAAGTATATTTTACATATCAGAAGCCTCGGTGTCAACATCTGACTCCGGGGTTTTTTCGTTTTTGGCATTCTCAGTTGCCTCATTCTTTTTCTCGAACAGGCTCATTTCAAACACTGACTTATTAAGCAACCAATGCATCATTGGAATGTTGTTCAAAGAACTAGACATAATGTAATTCCCGTCATTGTCGAAACCAACGACTAGGCAGCTTTGAAGGGTTCCTTTGAGCCCATTAAGGATCTCATCAGTCTTTTGTGTATTTTCCGTGGTCATATTTTACTCCTTTTTAGTAAGGTCATGCGGTTTTAAGTTTGTTTGAGAAGTATGCAGAATTAAATCCACGCTCCCACTCTCGATGGAGAACCGAGGTCTTCTTATAGGGGCTCGTAAAAATACCCTTTAAGAATGCCCGCTTCCCCATCTCGAATGCTTCTTCGGTAGGTTGCTTTTTGCTAGTGCTTCCACCCATCAGAACACCTTTAGTTTGAGATATCTACCACCTCACAAACCGAGCCAGTACATGCCAGGGTCTGTGAAGACACGGTATTATCAGTATGCTCATACTCCGAAAGCTTAGACCAATCGATCTTTTCAGGCATCGAATTAAGCATCTCTTCATACTGCTCAAAAGTGCAGTCTTGGTACGGGGCCTGTCGGTATGTATGATCAGAAAACGGCAAGAAACTAATTCCGCTAATCTCATCAAAATGTTTGTACACCCAGGCACCTACGGCCAACCATTCGTCATCCTTGACGCTGATTGTGACGCTCGGCTTGTGTTCACACCACTCACGCTGGTAAATCAACCACAATTCAAGCTGCTCAATTGCAGACTTATCATGACGACATATCGCACCATCGGGGGCCTTCTTGGGGAAGCTGAAGACGGTTGTGCTGTTAGGGTTCATGACATCGTCTTCCGCAGGTATTCCGCTGTCGATCATGAATTGAGTAAGCGCATCTTTCTTATCTCCGCGCACTGTGCGGATATACTGCGGGTTGTGTCGTGTATGAATGCCACTAGCTGCATCAACAAGCTGAGATACTGTACCCGAAGGCTTAACGCATGTAATCGAGGCACTTACTGGAATACCTAGCAACTCTGCATATTTTGCATTAGTATCAACCGATACCTGTCGCATTGTGTTAAGCCACCGCGCACTGTCCGTTGTCTTAGAAAGCACGTTATGATCCATAATGCCGGTTAATGACACGCCTAGCAGACGCTCTTCTTCCGTATTCTTCTTCCAGATCTTACGAAGATATGGCATGTGCGTCAGAGTACTCTGGATCGTACCAATGATTGTCGCAATTCGCACCTTGCGAGTAAGATCGTCAAGATCATCCGATTCACGAACGACAACTTCCGACAGGTTACAGAACTGATATGGGCGTAACACGATCTCTGAACATGGGTTAGTGCCCCACTCAAAACCGTCCTCCCGGCGTTCGTTTTTCTTAACCTGATTGTTGGCAGCCTCACGGTTGAAGATACCGCGCTCACCCGACTTAGATTCGACCAAGGACAGCCACTCGCGCATGAAGGTTTCCATATCAGGGCGTTCATTATACACGGCACTGTTATTGGCAAGCCCGCGCTGTGCGTTATTCTCCCACCACTGACCGGATTTAGCATGACGCATACGGTCATCTTGTAGATCTGACAGGCTAATCATGGCGCTGCGGCGAACACCGCCAGAGACAACGACTTCGCCGATCTTACACATGATGTCGTGACACTCTAGGCTATTCAGTCTGCGCCCCGCCGCCGCTTGAAACGCCTTAATGGTAAACTTGAATAGGTCGTCTAAGGGCCCTGGGCCACTCGCACGTCCCCCAAATGTCTTTAGGCGGGCTCCTGCCGGTCTGACACGCGACAGGTTATACTGAGGGATCTCACCGGAGTATAAGAGCGCAATAAGCTGGCGTAGTGCTTTTGCCCACCCTTCCTTACTATCCTTAACCATGATTGTGGTGTCGCTATTGAACAATTCATCAGGGATCTCAGGAAGCTTCTTAGTGTATTTATGCTCAACGCTAAAGCCCACGCCTGTACCACACAAAAGAATAAACATAGCTTCATCAAATGCTTTAGGATCGTCGATGGGCAAGAAGCTACAATTATACCCTGCCGTGTTGTCACGGGCCAAGGCTGGGCCCGCTGTCATCAACGCCCGCATCGATGGCATAACTTCAAAATTAAAAACAGCCGCCCGGATCTCTTCCCAATCAATTTTGTCGGACACGTCTTCGTTTAGTTTACCGCGCATAAAATCAACATAGCGATCAACAGTTTCATGCCACTTCTCTCGGCGGCCTTCGGATTCAATCCATCGAGCATACCGAGAGGTGTAAATGAATTCTTCATAGTCTGAAGGAAATATATTAGACATTTTTACCTCAATGGTTCTATGCCGTGGAACCAACACACGATTGACTTACGACGACCCCACCAAACTGGCATGGCGACGTGGTTCAAATGGCTTGGAAAAAGGATAAGTTTACCACGAGTCTTTGATGCTCGATTGAAACCTTTCCCACGGCAAGTTGGTGAAAGACCCTCTATTTTAAGCGAACCGCCTATATAATCTTTAGGGTCGGAGAGTTGGACAACAGCAGTTAGTTTTCTAGTTGCAACTAAATCGTCGCTGCTGTCCGTATGGTGGCCGTAGTATTGGCCAATTCCATATTCAAGATACTGAAGATGTTCCATCTCGCCATCGAGCAGGAACCTAAAAGAGCGAATATTTATTTCACGAACAGTGTTGTTAATAGCCTCGAAAATCCATTTCGTATCCAAGGTGGGCGCAAACCACTTAACATCCGAGTTTCGTGCAAAGTTACGGCCAACGCTTTTGCCATTACTTAGGACTGAGCCACCAAGCATTTGGAAACTGTTAGAGATATCAACGATACGCTCACAATCGTTGTAATCAAATAAATCATACTCCAAAAACTGCTGGATATGCATAGCCTTTATCCTTTCTTTAGTCGATCAATTTCGTCCTGGATATAAAAAGCCGCCTTTTCCAGATCCTCAATAGGGTTGTCGGATTTAATGCCAGCCCGCCACACATACTTAATGACGTTTCCGAGGTTGAAGTTAAACCACCGGGTGATTTGAATGCATTCAATACCGCTAGGATGCTTTAAGTAGTGAGGCGGTTTGTTAACCATATCAGGCTCCTCTGGGGTTACCTCCGGCTCGGGGGACATGTGTGCATAAATCGTTTTCATGGTAAATCAGTGCTTCTTTTTCTTTGGATCAGGATTGTACTTTGCAAGGTCAATAACCTTTTCTTCTCCCATTTGTGAAAGCAAATCAGGGTCTGGCTCAAAAGATACAACACCTTCTTCATCGTAGGACTGTGGAACATCAAAATCAGAGACCGTGCGTACAATCTCACCAACCGTAATTAAGTCTTCTGGGTGGCTGCTAAAGATTCCGTAGAATCCTGCAACAATCGTCTTAAAATAGTCGATCATGTCGGGGTCAGTGCCTTCTGGAAATTGGTAACCACACCGAAACTCCATCGACTCTTCACTGGTCGGAGTAATCTCAATAAAAATACCTTCAAATTCTGCCATCATTAGCCCCTTAATTTCTGAAGAAGAGCCAGTGCCTTCTTATTGATTTTCTCAAGTATCCATGCTTCGGGGATTTCTGATCCAGCATACATGAATCCGTTCTTCACACACCATTCGGCATATGTCGTCTTTGCACCCTTACGCAGTTTTCCATTGGCGTTGCTGAACACAAACCTAATATCTAAGTCAGGCCCGTACTGATCCTTCAGCCAGATATGCTTTTTACGATCTTCTGTGGTAAACCTACCCTTCGTCTCAATGACAATACCGTTAGGCAGCACATAGTCCGGGGTATACTTCCGGTGAGTTTCAGGTTGTGTGTAAGGTATCGCAAACGGCTCATATTCGGCATCAACACCAAACTGTTTAAGCTGTATTCCAATGTCCTCTTCTAAGCCACTACGATACCCAGCGGCGAGGGCTTTATTCCTTAGATTCCGGAACGCCATCTTCATAATACTCGCTATACCAATAGTGGCGCGGATTGACTGCCTTACTACCCGCCTGGGGTTTGTAGACGGCCTTTGGCCAACACTGGTTCATATACGAGCAAAACGTACACGACGTGTGTAGACGCATGTTGCCCGTCGGCACCCGTCGGAAGTATTCCGCTTCAGGCTCAAAACATTTGACGAAAGGTGCGCCGTCATCTGTAAGAACAGATACCGTGTTGTGTATTTCGCCGCGTGTCTTTTCTTTATCTTGTTGAGTAAAGTCTGCTTCGACAACCTTAACTTCGCCCGTGCTTTTATTCGTGACTATCCAACCACCAGGTTCTAAACCGAGCCCGTCAGAATAACCTAAAAGCTGTGCAACATAACCAAAGCTATCTTCAGCCTTAACCGCTCCAAACCCCATACCCCATTTGTTTTCAAACGCCCAGGGACTGCTTGACTTTGTGTCAAAGACTTTATGATCAATCTCAATATCATCTTCACCGGACACAGTAATGCCCGCCACATCGAGTTTCGCTTGAGACTTACCGCCGGTGATGTTTACCCCCGCAATCTTGAGCATCAACTCAATAAAGACCTCGTGGATATCCCCCGTGTGAAATTTAAGAACGCTTTCGTAGGGCATCCGGGCAGCAACAGCATCTGCCTTCTGCATCTGTAGTTGACACAGAGGTCGCCCAATGTTGGACATTCTGATACGAAATTTATCTTTACCACGCTGAAGAGACCGGCGAAGCAGGGCCTCGTATTGGGCCACTGCTTCCTTAATGTCTTCTTCCTTGACCTCAACCGGCTCACCGTTGGAAAGCCGATCCATGACCATATGGATTTGCGCTTCTAAAATATCTGCGCTCATCTTATTGGTCGTCTTCTAGGTCGCTTTCAAGTGATGCAACGCTAACAGCATCAATTGCATCCGCAGTATCATCCGTGAAATTGCGCTTACGAAGTGCATTCTGGTAGGCTCGGTCAATCTCTTTGTTTTCTTGATCGATCTGCTCTGCCATTACTCGCATGGTGTCGAGTGTGTCTTGGTCTAGTGTAACAAGATTTACAAAGTCAGGTTCAAAGTGCCACACGGGGTAATATACTTGTCCGTTCTTCTTCTCTTCAAAAGTTACGGTAATGTTAAATTCATAGAATTTCTTCGAGCGTGGCATCTTCTTGATAACCTCGTCCTCAAATCCCATGAAGTTTGCACCCTTGAGAATAAACAAAGCTGGTTGGTTCTCGATAGTAATTTCATCACCTCCGGCAGTATGGCCGGTATATGAAACCAAGCACCGAATCTGGCGCTGACATTTGATGTTTTCAAATTTCTTCTGCTCTGCCTCTGGCATTTCCCGCAAAACCTTACTGATTGGCTTACCACAGCGGGTTGAGCCTAAACGGTCTCGTGCTTCATCCTGAAGACGGTTAACAAGAATCGTTTTGTTACGAGTGTTTTCGTTCTCAGGGTCATATTCGACCCACTGAAATTTCTGGCTTAAAACTCGAATTGAAATTGTCTCTGCATAAACAGGATCTTCTTGACCTTCGATGTAAAGATTCATGTAGAAGTCGCCCAAGTTCCGTCCTTGGTCGTCCTTTCTATCCATGCAATATTTTACTCGTGGAAGAAGATTGTTGTTTTCGGTGGTATCGCTTGTACCAAGCATCCGAGCAAGTTCAAGTTCGGCTGCTTTATCGATTACTGCTAATTCTGACATAGGATTTTCCTCTAAGTTAGTTAGGCTACTGTTATACCATCTTCATGATGCTTCAGTCAATCGGAATCTCTGTTTGTTCCATCCAGTTTGGGCCACTAGTCATCTCGATGTCTAATGGCAGTATCATCTTGTAATTAAAACGTTTTTCTATCTCCTCACTGATATCACGCATTGCCCAAGATAATATACTTTTGACGGTTTGTTCCTCCCCTGGAAACACATCTACAACAATACTGTCATGCACCGTTATAATAAGACGTGATTTGCATTCATTTTCCTTAAAGCCGCGTAAGGCACGAACGCAAGACAAGACAACAATATCAGCAGTTGCAAAAGATTGCACCGGATAATTTACCACTTGTGTTGCATTACTGATTCTACCATTACCAATCCTTTTTGGATTCTCCCAGAAAAACTCGCGTCCGGATGGTGTCCTTACAATGCCGTCCGCCATAACTCCGTCCATCAGCTTTTTGTGCCACTTTCGGAGCCCCTTGTAGATGTTGAAGTATTCTCGGAAGTATTGCTGAACGTGGGGCGGTTCATTAGCCCCCATGCCGCCGTACAACGGGGCGAAGGTATATGCTTTCGCCGCCTGACGCATTTCCTTGGTGACATCAGATACCTCGCAACGGTTGATGATTACTGCTGTCTGTTTGTGGACATCCTTGCCGTGCAAGATATCCTCAATGATCTGTTCATCTTGGCTTAATTCCCCGGCAACTCGAAATTCAAGTCCTGAAAAGTCTGCCTCAAGAATAGTACCACCATCAAAGCGCGAAACAACACACTTCCTTACGGGAAACTTATTGCCCTTTGGTTGATTCTGGAAATTTGGGTTGCTGCTTGATAATCGCCCAGTTTTTGTCATGCACTGATTAAATTGAGCATGAAGAAAGCCGTCAGGCCGAGTCCACAGTTGAATATTTTTAATGAACGAATCAAGATATGTACTAATCGCTTGTAGGCGAGTAAACTTAGTCAAAAAAGAAACAGCAAGTAAGTTGTCCTTACGCTTGGCTTGATCAAGCAATATCTTAATCGTGTTCTTATCAACCTTAAATCCGTTAACGCTTACATCCATTGCCCGTTCAGGGACAAGCTTTAGGCCCGCTGTTTTACCTGTTATCTGGTAAATGAAACCACGGCCATCACACTCCCTACACTTTGTTTGCAGCTTGTAAGGGGTGCCGTCTTTCTTAAACTTTTGCACCTTTCCTGTTCCTTCACATGTGGTGCAATGGTTCGCAATTGTCTTCTTCATGACCTTCGTGGTCTTTCGGATCGCATTGGTAAACTGCCCAGGGGTCATCTTCGGAGGCATCTTCTTCCTGCCACTAGGATAACTGCCGATGTTGAAAACCTCACAGTGATAATCCCGGTCGGGTACATAACGGCTATACACCACCTTACTCATGTCAGCACCTGAGTTCAAGTTTATCGGGGTATCCCCCATGATTTCTTCGACGATCTCTTTCAAGTCATGTTCAATCTGTTTCTTTTCATTAACATATTCTTTCTCGACTGTCGAAAGAACGTCCAAGTCTATACATATTCCATTACGCTCAATTTCACATAAGAATAAGAGCATGTCATTCATTAGATCAAAGACCGGATTAAGCCCTTTATTAGAATCCTTCAAAAGATCCTTTTTCTGATCGATGAAGATCTCGGCACAAGATAAAACATCAGCATCGGCATATTCGACAACAGTATCGAGGGGCATTGCCTCGAAACCAGTACCAGACTTAAATAAGTCGTCCACGAGATCTGATTTTTTACGGTGTACATCGCGTCGTTCGGCAGTGTTCTTGAGCGACTTTGACCGTCCCTGGGCTCGATCAAGTATGTATTCACCGATCATAGTACACCATACTTTTGGCGGTAGAGGTATATTTGCCTCTTCGCAGTACAGCCAGTCAAACTTCGCGTTGTGAGCAACTCCCAGTAAACATCGCTCCACATCTAAAATAAAAGGCCCAAGGCTGTCGGGAGTATCAACTTCATTGTGAAATAGGACACAATGTTTGACAGGCCCCGGTTTGCCATTTTCAATAACAAGCCAATGGACACTTACAATTTTGTTTTTAGGATTAAACGGGCTGTTATCAATTACCCTGTCCCACCGATCAACTGTGGTTTCAAGGTCAAAAACCAAAACAGGAGATTTATGCAACATATCGGCTGATGGGGGCATCGATGTTGCAGATAATGGTTCCATGCCATCCTGTAAGTTTATTCTTGCCGACGGTAAGGTATCTGGTTGGATCTGGTTCACTATCATCTATATCCCCTTGTTCGTGTTTACCTATTCCAATTATTAAATCGCTTTCTGCGGCTTTACCAATTTTACTTCCTTCCATATCAAAAGGAGATAGGCGAGTGCTGCCCCGGGCTTCATTACTAGCCTGACTGACCCCAATAAGCGCAACGTCATACTTCTTACTTATTTCTCTAAGCCTTCGATACAGTTCACGAAGACGTTCATGACTACTGTTAAAGCTGCCATTAAGGTTGATCTTATCTGCCTGGTCGATGATAACAACACCGGGCCTCACCCTATCGATCAGGGCTTGATACTGCTCAATATCCCACTCTTGCGTCTGATACATAATAAACTTATCAGATATCTTACTGAACTGTCGAACGGCTTCGTCCGGGTTTTTCATGATCTGATCTTTTGTCATACCACAATACGATTGATGGGCGCGAAGTTTTGTCCATGTACCCTTTTCTTCATTACCGAGATATAGGACGGTAGCGCCTTGCTCACAGAACCCACCAGGGCCACAAGAAATGCTTACCAAGAAAGCGGTTTTACCCGTCTCTGGGACAGCAAACACCACACCAAACTCACCACGACCAATGCCGTATACCCGGCGAGATAGTGTCTCGATGTTAAACTTAAATCTGTTTTTATCGCTAACATCTTCAAGGATTAACGAAAGGTCATCGGTGACTGGCTCACCAAAATCATAATTGGTAAGGTCTTCTTCGTTTTGCTCGATCAGCTTCCGGATCTTGTTGAGTGCGGTTGGGCTACCTTCACTAAAATCGACTGAAAGATTGGCGAGGCGTGTTCCGAGGTCACGTCGATATAGTTGCTGAATTGCATCATCAGCCACGTCATGATTAATCGGTTCAGCTTGATCAATCATCCGAATAAGTTCGGCTGTATCTGTTATCTCAGCGTTAGTTGCGACAGGGTTCTGTGCCAACCATAGCGTTTCAAGTTCGGCAGCACTTAGATCATGCCCAAACTTATCATGTGCTTTTGCAAGAATTTTGAAGATCTGGTGAAAGTCTTGCCCGAATAAGCCGGGTGTTAGCTGGTGCTTAACCTCATTGAAGAAGTCATGACGCATCAGCGCCTTGATTATATTTTTGTCCATTTGTGGTTCCCTACATTGTGTATGGAACATACCACTGACGTATGCGTTTGGCTAGCTGTTTTTTTGGTGGAGAATCTCGGAGATCATGCTAGCCCCGAAGTTCTTGAGATCATTAGGTAAAAATACAATTGTGGTTGGAACCAACGACCGCATCCGTTGCATTAACTTTAATCCGACAGTGTTGGCATCTTTGTCGAGGGCAATTGTTAAGTTGCTGAAGCGCATTAACTGTTGCTTTTGGAGCGGGCTTATGTTGGTGCCAAGCAAAGCCACGCCGGTCAATGTACCGGTAGCCGCAACCGCACAGGCGCTTGCTGCATCCTCCACGACAACAGCATGACTATGATTACCTACAGCAAGAATTCCGGATGTATCACCATATGACATCCACTTTGGTTTTGCATCCCCCAGGTGTCGGCCAACTGCCCCAAGCCCATCGTTCATGAAAAACATGACACGATTGTCCGCCGGGTTATATCGGATTCTGACTAAACCAGACTCGAAGGCCTTCATGCAATTTGTACGGCATATGTAGTCTATAGCTACAGGGTGATTGCGCGGGTCTGACACGACCTCGGGTAACGGTCTAGTTCGCTTAATAACCGCATTTCGTTTTCCTGTAAGCTTGTCTTTTATTTCAGTGTGGCTGAAGCCGGAGCGAACAGCCCCTTTCGACCCACAACTTGCACGATAGCAATTCCAGATGGTAACCCCATCACGCTTTGATATTGTGAACTTCTTAGTGCCACCACAGAAGGGGCAGTCTAGGGTCTTGCTCGACCCCTCTTCAATTTTGATTGTGTTGATGAAGTCACGCTGCTCACGAATTATTGGCTTCATAATTCTCTCGCAACCACGCCTCTGTTCTTATAGCTGAATCATATTCGTCATCGTCCATTGTGCAAGGGGCTGGATCGTCTTGCAACATCTCAATGACGCTATCATATTCAAGCATTGTCGAAAGCGTCAGACTTATCCGTTTATCTGCCGGTTTGGTCAGGGGTCGAACACTATGTGTCTTTGTAACATCAAGCACATAAATGTCGCCTGTCTCAGCCACGAACGAAGCCTCGTCATCGACGTCTTTGAAGTTATACACGACCCCATCAGTCTGTGTATTTAATTGAAATGCGGGGGCATCTTCTTTAATATTATGAAATGTTGTAACGTAATTTCCCGCGTCAACATAAAAGTTAATTGCGGTGGCTGTGTTGCTGTCGGTATGAGGATTAACTCGGGCGTTAATTGACATCACACTGATGTTAAAAAGATGACTTACCTCGTCGGGGAGCAAATCGATAAGATCAAAGTATTTATCGAGGTGCAGGGCCGATGGCTTGGAGTATTTAATGCCTTTGAACTCTAAGTTTTTTGTGTAGCCATATTTGATTATGTCATCTAACACCGCAGGGACAGGCGCACCAAGAATGCGGCGGTTAAGTTTCTTGAAGTACATGAATATCTCCTTCGTTAAATTGATCCTATATCGTCACCCAAAAACACCCAGTGACTTCCGGACATGATCTATCTTTTTCTCTCTAGTCCAGCCCTTGAGATAGTCATTTTCCCTGTCGAAGATCTCAAGCATCTCTTCTTCGGTACAGATCTTTTCATCTATGACGGTCTCGCCTAGCCATTCCTGTGAGAACTCTTCCACCTTTTCAGCAATGACAGCATCGGTGGCCTTATCAATAAGACCTTGATCTGTGTCTGCTGAGAGTGCTTCCTCTGGTATCGCATAGCGAATTTTATGGGTGCTGATCGCTGTAAGCATCACATATCTTCTTGCCATTTGTTTCATTGCTCCAATAATGATAGCCAGTCTGTAGTGCTAGGTAGCACCTCAACATTATCGCCGTGGTGCTTTTCCAAACCTAAATAAACATCGGCAGTTAATGTCGATAGTCCATAGGAATCTTTGTGGCACTTGTAGATAGACCCACTATGGCCGTGGAATAGGTAGTAGTCGCCGTCTTCTTCAACCTTGGTAATGCCGCTGTTGATGCGCCACGAGTCGCCGTCAAGGTATCCTCCATACCAACCAGCCAGAACGCGGTGGTGTGGATCGTCCCCCTTCACCTCAAAGACCACCCACTTGTCTGGATGGTATGTGTTGCTCATGCTTCCTCACATATAGCATTATGGATTGCCATATAACCACAATCCATACCACGCCCATACATACTTGCATCAAAGCCAAACACATCGTACAGTGCATAGCGATATGATCCTTTGTCCTCCAACTCTGCTTTGTGAATACGTTTCACAACAGCATAGAAGGCATCTTCACGTTCTTCTTGCGTAAGGTTATTCCACCAATCATCT